TACGATCCTTGGAGAACGAGTTGACGAAGCAACAACAGATACAGTTCTTTCTATTAAGAACCCCGCTGTTGTCCACATCATCCCTAACCAGCAGACTGGTCAGCTAACACTTCAGATCCTTCCTCTCTTCTTTAGAGAGTTCTTGGCTGATAAGACCGAAGCTACAACTTGGAAGTATAACCGTTCTCTCATTACTGAGTGCAATGATATTGCTTTCGACTTTAAGCTTCAGGCTCAGTACCAGCAGATCTTTAATCCTAGCCCAATTATTACACCTACCAATTCTGGTGTACAACCAGCAGGGGGTGACGTAGTTCGTCTTTTTGACGAAGAATAATTGGATTTAATAGAAGCAGCATCTATTATTGTCGTATGGCTAAAAACGAACTCTCTCATTTAAAAGATATTTTTAAATCGGTCGATGACTTAAATCCAGACGCCGCAGTATTAGATGCTGCTACTCTATCAACAGCAGATGATTGGATTGATACAGGATCATATGCTTTAAACGCTATTATTTCAGGTTCCATGTATAAAGGAATTCCTGGAGGCCGTATCACTGGTTTTGCAGGACCTTCAATGGCTGGTAAGACTCTTATTATGAATAAGATTATGGCTAATGCTCAGAAGAAGGGTTATATCCCTGTAATTTGGGACTCAGAAGTAGCCGTAGATAAAAGAAGTGCAGAAGGAGCTGGTATGGATTCAGCACGAGTTAAGTACTATCCAGTAGAGACAATTGAGGATTGTCGTAATCAAATGTCTGCTTTCCTTGATAATGTTATCAAAGCAGATAATCCTGATCTTAAGTTTATTGTTGCTATTGATTCACTCGGTAATCTAGCAAGCGCTAAGGAGATTAAGGATGCAACAGCAGGTAAAGATTCTGCTGATGTCGGTCAACGTGCTAAGGCAATTAAGTCTATGATGCGCACACTTACCTATAAAGCTGCTAAGGCTAAGGTACCAATTTTGTTTAGTAATCACATTTATGAAGGAATGGAAATGTTTCCTACTCTTGTTAAAACTCAGAGTGGTGGTAAGGGGCCGATTTATCTTGCTTCGGTTCTTGTGCAGCTTAGTACGAAGAACGAGAAAAGCAGTGACAATCCTAATGAACAATCTGTGGCTATTGCTCACAATATTTCAGGTGTTACGTTAGGTGCAATGACAGTAAAGAATCGATTTGTACCTTCTTATCTTAAAACAGAGCTTTACTTAAACTTTAAGTCAGGCCTTGATAAGCATGCAGGTCTTTTTGAAATTGCTGAAGCATTTAAAGTTATTGAAAAGCCAGGACGTACAGTAATGTATAAAGGTGAGAGTCTTGGTTACAGAAAAGATCTTGAAAAAGATCCTAAATTTTGGGAAAAGATTATGCCAGAGCTAGAGAAGGTTCTTCAAGAACAACTTTGCTATGGTACAGGGGATTCAGTTGATATTGAAGAAGAAGTCGATAATATCGAATAATGCCTGCTCCCACTCCTGGTAAGCTAGATCTCGATTATTACGAGAACATTATTCTTTTTAATTCTCTTTTTAGTCAAGAATATTTAGCTTCAATTATTGATCATGCTGATCCTACTTACTTTAATGATAAAAGCATTCAAACAGTTTTTAAGTGTATTACTGCGTTCTTTGCTGAGCGTGGAGCAGTGCCTACAGCTACTGAAATTAAGTCCAGACTCTCAACAGAAGACGAAAGACGATCATTTAACGAAGTTGTAGCACGTTTTAAAGAGCTTGATACTAAGTTTAATAAAGAAGAGCTTCTTAATAATACAGAGAGGTTCTTAAAAGAAAGGTGTCTATATAAAACAATTGTTGATACTGCAGAAAAGTACTCTGAAGGTAAGGCAGATCCTGCTGAGATATTAAAAGAGTTTGAAAAAGCTTATAATATTAATCTTAGTGAGGATATGGGTCATTGGTACTTTGAAGAAGTAGATGAACATATTAAAGAACTTACTAAAGTTTATAATGCTATTCCAACAGGCTGGAAATTCTTGGATGAAAAGATTGAAGGAGGATTATTTCCAAAGTCTCTTTACTGTTTAGTAGGTCAAGTTAATATTGGTAAGAGTATCTTCCTAGGTAATATTGCAGCTAATATGGTGATGAAGAATAGAAACACTCTTCTTATATCTTTAGAAATGTCTGAGTTTATGTACGCAAAACGTATTAGTGCTCAGCTTACCCAGATTCCTCATCACAGTCTTAAGCTATATACTGATGAACTTAAAGATCAAGTTAAGCATATTGAACGTCAACTAGAGAGTAAGCTTATTATTAAAGAATACGCTCCAAAGACAGTTACAGTAAGAAATATTGATGCTTATGTTAGTAAGCTTGCTCATAAAGGTTTTAAACCTGAAGTAATTGTTATTGATTATATTAATCTTTTAAAACCAGTTTCTAAAAATCTTAATTCATACGAGTCAGTAAAAGAAATAGCTGAGCAACTAAGAGCTTTAACCTTTAAGTATAACATTCCTATTGTTACAGCTTCTCAACTTAATCGCGGAGCTTTTAATACAGCAAGTCCGGGTATGGAAGGTATTTCTGAGTCAATTGGATTAGCAGCAACATGTGATGTAATTTGCTCTTTATGGCAAGAGGATGAAGATAAAGAACTCGGTATTATTAACCTCGGTATGCAGAAAAATAGATTTGGAGCTAATTTCGGTAGTTGCGCTTTTAAGGTCAAATATGAAACTTTAACACTTAATGAAGTTAGCGCAGATCATTTTACTACTGAAACACCTCAACAAGCTGTTAGTGATGCTCAAAGCGCCTTACAAAGTTTATCTGAGCCTTGATAAATGTACTAATATGTAGTAAATAAAGCTACATATATGTTTAATGAAAAGGTACTGGACGAATTCTTATCTAAGAATGACCCTCTAAAGCAAATTTGTACAAAAGAGTTTATACTCGGGGTATTTAAATTTGGTTCCTTCTTGTCTATTTTACATAATAAAAGGTTAAACCCATCTGCTGTATTTGTTCTTATATTAGAAAGTAAAGAAATAAGAGATCTATTTGTAGATGTTACTCATACTGAAAATGCTAAAGAAGCCTTACTTGGTCTCTTGCAACTTTACCCACCGCTATTAAAATCTAAGAATACTAAACGACTATTCAAGAAATCAATATCCGGCAAAAAGTGACAGATCTAGAAAAAAGAATTTACAATAAACATTTAGCGGTATCTCGTTCCTTACGTAATAAACCTTTTAAGCTTAAAGGAGATTTTACTAATTTTGAAAATAATACAAAGTATCCTTCTATAAAAAGGCTTTGTATATTCTTTAACAAGTACCCTGATGTAGATATGGACACATATTTTATGGCTCCATATAAGCTATATAATGACACTGATTACTTTGACTTAGCTTATTTTGCATCACCTAGAGCAATTAAAGCTTATACAACCTATAAAAATCAGCTCTTACAAATGTCTCCAGATAAGCAACAAAATGAAGTTAAAGAATCTTTACTTTTTATATCAAAATTTTGTTTAATGAATAAGATTCAACTTCATGAATACCCTACTTTTAGATTTAAAGGTATGGCTCCGGAATGGGTATATCATTTGAAAAGTAATAAAATAAATCCGTTTTCTTTAATGGAATTCCGAGGCATTTTTAATTATATAAATGAGATGCCCTTTGACGAAAGAGAGTTATTACTTGGAAACTTTGGTAGTAACTATGTAGACTATAAATCTCGTTATAATTCATCAACAACATTAAAACCTTTTCTTTCTGTAGCAGCAGAAAAATTAAAACTTTTTATAGATAAGAGCTTGAACACTTCAAAATCTTATGTATAATACACACAACATAAACAACCAACCCAATAACACAACTATATGACATTAACTAAAAACCTATTCGCTGAAATTACAGCATCCCTATCTAATAAGAACGAAAATATCTATAAGGATATTTTGAAGTTTGAAGCTAACAAGACATATCTCGTTCGTCTTGTACCTAATATTAACGAGCCAAAGAAGTCAATTTATAGCTATAAGCATCATAGCTGGAAGAGTCATTCTAACGGTCAGTTTATTACCTCTCTTTGTCCTAGTACTTATGGAGAGAGCTGCCCAATTGATTCTTACGTTATGAAGACGTACAATACCGGTACTGATGAAGAGAAGAGGAAGCTTGGAGAAATTTCACGTAAGGAGAGTTGGATGGTTAACGCTTATGTTATTTCCGATCCTACGAATCCTGAAAACGAAGGTAAGGTTAAGGTTATTCGTTACGGTAAGGAGCTTGCTAAGATTATCGATAGCGCAATTACTGGAGATGACGCCGCTGAGTTTGGCGCAGCTAAAGTATTTGATGTTGCTAACGGTAGCACTCTTCGTATTAAGTGTGAACCTCGTACCGGTAATACTGGTAATCGTATGTCAGTAACTTACTCTTCATCTAAGTTCCTGTCTCCTTCTAAGCTTGATATTCCTGAAGAGAAGGTTGTAAGTGTTCATAAGGATATTCATGATCTTGCAAAATTTAATAAGACGAAGACTACAACTGAGCTTCAGCAATCTCTTGATCAACACTTCCATTGCATTGAAGATGTAAATACAACAGAAGAGGTTGATGAAGATACTCTTCCCACACCAGTAGCTAAGACTCCATCTAAAGATGCTGCCGTCGAAGCCATCTTTGAGGGTGTTACTGAGGCTCCTAAGCCTACACCTGCTGTAGATGATACAGATGCAAAACTTAAAGAACTACTTGCTGGACTCTAAAATATTAATCACTATACTCAAATTTATGCCTAGAATCAAAACTAACGCCGATATCCCCGATATTCAGAATACTGTTGACGGGTTCCCTAAGAAGTACATCCCTAAGGTTGGTACCCGTGATGCAACGCTTCCCGTTAAGATCATCCGTAAGGATGGTTCTGTAAACGAAGGCTCAGGAAAGTTCAGTATGTATACCGATCTCACATCTGAAAATAAAGGTACGAACATGAGCCGTTATCGTATCCTTATTGAAGAGATTGTAGCAAAGGATGGTTACTTTGTTCACGAAGTTATTAAAGATCTTCTTCATGAGTGTAAGTCACGACTTAAGTCTGATAATGCTTACGTTAAGATTAAGTTTGACTACTTCCTTAAACGTCAAGCTCCAGTATCAAAGATTGAGTCTCATATGGACTATCGTGCTAATATGGAAGGTCGTCTTGTAGATGGTAAGGAAAGACTCTATCTTACCGTTCACGTTATGTACGCTTCCCTGTGTCCTTGCTCTAAGGAGATTAGTGATTACGGTGCACATAATCAGCGATCAGTAGCTGATGTTACTGTTGAGATCGATGAGTCAAAAGGTATTATGTGGATTGAAGATATTATCGATATTGTTGAGAAGAGTTCTTCAGCTCCTATTATTAATGCTCTTAAGCGAGTTGATGAAGCTTATCAGACTGAGCTCATGTACGAGAATCCAGTCTTTGTTGAAGACATGGTTCGTAAGGTAGCAGTTGAGCTTGATAAGGAGCTTGATAACCGTATTAAGGACTACTCCGTAGTTGTTAATCACTTTGAGTCAATTCATACAGCTGTAGCCGTTGCGGTTATTAACGCTGGTAGGGAGCTAAAGTAAAAATATGGCTGTTTCTGAAGAACAATTAGCAGCGGCTATTATGGCCAAAATAACCGGTAACAATCTTAAAAAGATTGATGAGAGTTCTATTTCACCAGTAACACCGGGTATGAACGCTAATAGACTTGACCCTATGAGTTTTATTAGTCGTAATGTACCAACAGGTCCCTCACCACTTGAGATTCAAGCAATGCAACAGATGAATATGGAAGCTGAAAGATTATACCCGCTACCTAATAACCCGGCTCCTATTCCTCAAATGCCTCCTGATGCAGTTAATTTGCCATATGTTGTTGAGGCTTCTAAACCTCAATCTACACCAGTTACAATATCTGATTCAGTTATTACTCGAGAGGATATTGTTTCTATTAGGTCTCAGCTTGAGCGTACAAATGCTACGTTGACAAAAATGTCAGGAATGTTAGGAAAAGTATTTGCATCTTTTACAGAAAAGAATAAACTCAATAATAGTGACTAGTACTATTACAGTTAATAAAGAACTTTTTGTACAAAAGTTTTTACTACCTATTAGTAAATTAGCTGATAATATATCTCTAATTCCTGAAGGTAAAGAACTATACGCCGTCTGTTCCTCCCAAGACGGTAGTATAGTTCTACTTGCCTCTTTAACTCTAGATTTACCAATTGAGGGTATTATCAAAATTAATTTACCTGATGTAAAAAAGTTTGTACGTTTACTAGAATGTATTGAAGATAGTTATATTGAATTAATTGTTGAAGATAATCATATAAAGTATCATACACCTAGTTTTAAGTTTAACTACTACTTACTCGAAGATAGTTATATGCAGAGGTGCCCAGTTAATCCTGCTAAAATTAAAACACTAAAATATGATTCAGGGTTCATACTTCAAAATATTAAATTTAATGAAATACTTAAAGGTAGTTCTATAGCTACAGATTCAGATAAACTTTATTTTTATACAAAGAATGATGAAGTGTACGCTGAATTAAATGATTACGAAAGACAGAATATTAATAATCTTACCTATTTAGTTACAGATAAATTTGTAGGTGAACCTATTAAGAATGCTCTTCCTCTTAATCTTGAAAATGTACGTATGTTAGCAGGTTTAAAAGCAGCAAGTATATCAGTAAAGATTAATAATACATTAAAGGTAACACTTTTTGAGGTAACAGATCAAAATGTTAATATAAAGTTTGTTATATCAGCTCTTGTAAAATAGAGAGTACTGGTATAAATTACCTTATATGTCAAACAAATTAACTACCCTAGGTTACACTCTTAAGAGATTGCGTGATAGTGGATATTACGCTCATAGGCTTTTTACTGAGTATAGTGAAATAGATCCTCGAGCCTGGACTATTGTAATTGACCCTGGAGTAGCTTCTATATTCTGTACATGTTATATTAATGATCCATATATCGGAGAATCATATTTTGAATTGTTTGACGGAGGTCAATTTATACCGGGTAGGTTAAAGCTTAAGACAAGCTCCCACGAAGTATTAGTTGAGCATTTAGTTAAGTTCGGCATTAATAATAAAGCTCCAGGATATAACGAAAAGGTACAAACAGTTTCTTTACAAGGGAAAGAATAAGTATCTATGTATGTCTACAGAAGATCAAAATAAAAAGAAGTCTGTTAAAAAAAGAGCTTCTAAAAAATCTATATCTACTAAACTAAGTGCTACAGACATAGAACAAGGGGTACCTATAGAAAAAAATTTACATGTCGAGGATGTAATTAAACAAGCATTTTTACGTTTTTATGATAATGCCTCAATTAGAGGTTCTAAGGTAAAAGATTTAGAACATTTAGATGTTATTACACAAGAGTATCTGAATTCATATATGATTTTGGGTTATGATATAAATGGTGAAAAGGTCTCTATTATGCATGCTGAAACACCTCATGATAGAGATGCTTTAGTAGAACACCTTCGTACAACACTTCTCAGCTTTCTTAATCCTAACGAACGTTAATTGGTTTAAGTTCTTACCATGCCTTAAATAAAACGCATGGAAGATGATATTATCCAAGAACCTATAGACGATAAACAGTACTATAGAGGTGATAGAAACGTACCAAAGGAAGATGCTCAATTTGAGTGGACTCCTAAAATGGTTAAGGAGATAAAAAAGTGTAAGGAGGACATTGTACACTTTGCTGAAAGTCATTTTTATATTGTAAATCTAGATAGAGGTAAAATGAAAATTGACCTTTATAAGGCTCAAAAACGAGCTCTTAAGAGTCTAGCTGATAATAGGTTTGTTAGTGTACTAGCCTCCCGTCAGTGCGGTAAGACAACCATTACCACTATCTATGCTCTTTGGAATACTTGCTTTTATGATGATCAAAGAGTTATTATTGTAGCTAATAAAGAAAGTACAGCTATCAATATTTTTAAACGTATTCGCATGGCCTATGAAATGCTTCCTAACTATTTAAAGCCGGGGGTTAAAGAATACGGTAAAACAGGTGTAACCTTTGCGAATGGTTCAAGTATAGGTATTAGTACCACAACAAGTACAGCAGCAAGAGGTGATACTGCATCTATTCTTTGTATTGACGAAGCTGCCTTCATTGATCAGAACTTTATGGAAGAATTCTGGAAATCGGTTATTCCTATTATTTCTTCTGGTAAGAAAACAAAAATCTTTATGGTTAGTACTCCTAACGGTACAGGTAATAAGTTTTACGAAATTTATTCAGGTGCTGAAAAAGGAACTAATGGCTGGAAAGCTGAACGTATCGATTGGTGGGATGTTCCTGGAAGAGGAGAAAAGTGGCGTAAACAAATGGTTAACACTTTAGGTTCTGATGAAGCATTTCAACAAGAGTTTGGTAATACTTTCTTAGATCCATATAATTCAGCAGTTGGTGCTTCTGTTATTGAAAGATTTAAAGAACAGAAAAAGAAAGCTATTTGGGATGCTGAAGAAGGACATTATAAAGTATATGAAGCTCCTGATCCTAACAAGTTATATGTAATAGGTGTTGACGTTGGAGAAGGTATCGGTAGGGCAGCAACAGTAGCTCAAGTCTTAGATATTACGGATTTAAAAGAAATAAAACAAGTAGCAGTATTCGGTACAAATATTATTGAGCCTTATCATTACTCTAATAAGCTTGTAGTATTAGCAAGTCAATGGGGAAATCCACCTTTATTAGTTGAAAGAAATAATTGCGGAGGTCAAATTATAGATAACTTATTTCATAAACATTTTTATGAAAAGATTGTTAGTTGTTCAAAGCTTGCTAATATTGGTTCATTTTCTAATACAAGACACTTAGGTATATTAAGTCATAATAATCTTAGATTTGCTGGTGTTGCTAATATGCGTTATTGGGTTAACTTTCTTCAAGTAGTACATGTTAATGATATGGATACTATTAAAGAATTAGAAACCTTTATTAGGTATCCAAACGGTACATATAGAAAGAAAAATGATAATTTTTATGATGATAGAGTTATGGCTTTAGTTTGGGGTTTATTTGCCTTAGAGCCTGATATATGTCAACAATATTTTCAAGTTGATGAGGTAGATGAGCAAAATAAGCCATTAAAATTGTCTAAAATGTATTACGATGAAACAAACCCGACTCAATTTGTACTAGGAGAATTAACTACAACAGGTAATATAACATCTAATACAGGAGAGCCAGTAGAGAAATACACACCTCTTATGTCTGAAGTTGATATGAATAGAGCTTTAGATAAAGAAGATTACTGGGATCTATTAAATAATGGTTGGCAGACTCTTCATAATTCATGACAACTATTAATCCTACACAGCAATCTGTTCTTAATGTACCAAGTAAAGATAAATTTTTACTTGTACTAAATCTTCCGAGCATATTAAAACAACAAGCACAAACCAATAGTACTATTAGTTTAGAGCCTTTAGAAATAAAAGTATATGGGTCTGTAGTACCAACTATACAAGTACCTTCTAATGAAGTTCGTTTTGGAGGACAATCTCACCATGTATCTAGTTATAGTCGTCCAGCTTACGATCCTTTAAATGTAAATTTTGTTATTGATAACGGATTTAAAAATTATTGGTTACTTTGGAAGTGGTTAGCTCTTTTAAATGACCCTCTAGGTAGTTATTACGCAGGAACACCTAACCAGTATCAGCCAAGTAAAACTCAAATTCAATCAGGATCTTTAGCTGAATATTGTACTAATTTTTCTATTTTTGGTTTAGATGAATACAATAATCGAGTTATTGAGTTTACATATCTAAACGCATTTATAACTAATTTAGGGTCTATAGATTATAACTATAGAACACCTGATTACATTGAATCCACTGTACAATTTCAGTTTAGTCAGTTGGATATTAATCTCTTAAACTGAAAAAATCTATCGAAAAAGCATAAATAATAATAACAATATGGCTCTCTCAATACAATCTCCCGGCGTTCAAATCATTGAAACCGACTTATCTCAAACTATCACAATACCTACAGGTACTAGTGTATACGTTGCAGGTTTCGCTTCCCAAGGTCCTACTGATGAAGTAATACAGGTTACTTCGATTTCCGAATTTGAATCAATTTTCGGTACACCGACAAACGCTGCTGAGAGTTATTTTTATTATAATTGCCAAGCTGTTCTTAATTCAAGCGGGAATCTTCTAACTACACGTCTTCCATACGGTTCTGGTAACGGTTTAGGATTTGCTGCTACATATAGTGCTCTTGTTTATCCTGTCGTTTCTGCTAATACAGGATTTACAATCGGTGCTCCTGTTCACCAGACACTTACCCAAAATCAATACTTAGCAATTCAGCAAAGTAACTTTACATGGGGAGTTACTAATCCTGCTACAGTAGGTATTGCTACAGGTACCAATGGTGTACCTGTACAGATTAACGGTGGACTTATTGTTCTTAACGATGCTCAAACAGCTGTTGATGAATACAATCAAGGCTATTACGTAAACATTGCAGACAATACAAATTGGGGACCAACCTCTCCCTACACTGAAGTTATTAATGTTGTAGGTCTTTCTGCTCAAGATACATTAGTAACAATACCGCCTTCAAGTCTTGCTTTCACTTTAACAGCCGCTTATGGAACTCAAGGTAATTCAATATCTCAGGTTATTGAATCAGTACCAACATATAACTTTGGTAATGCTAGCTATAATGATTCTCTTGTATTAACACTCTTCAAGATTCGTAAGTCAACTTATCAACCTAACGTTCTCACATATTCGTTAGTAGAGTCTTATATCGGTTCGTTAAATTCTAATCGTACAATTAACGCTCCTACAGGAGGTGCACCTCAGTCCTTCTACTTACAGAATCTTGTTAACAATAATTCTAATAATATAGGTCTTTTTGTTAACCCAACTATTTCAACCTTTACTAATTGGACATCCCTCTCTGGTAACACACCTGGACAAACAGTAAGAGTTGCAACTTCAGCGGCTAACCTTTACGCTGAAGGTGTATATAATCCAACATATACAACTAACTCTGAAGTAATCGGTAGTGTCGATCAGAAGATCAGTCGTGCTCTTTCACTTGTTAGTGCACCTGAAACAACAACAGTTGATCTCGTAGTTGACGCTGGTTTATCAACAATATTTGCAAATACCTCTGGTGCCGGTTTAGGTACAAATGGTATACAAAATAATTACTACGACGACACAATTTACGCCGATGTTGCTTCTTTAAGCTCCTACGGTACATCAACTACATTACAGAATTGGAATACAATCTTTAATATATTCAATAACTTCTGTCAGAATACACGTAAGGATTGTATGTTTATTGCCGATCCTTTAAGACAGATATTTGTTAACGGAGCTAATACAAAGACATTAGATAACCCTAACAATAACTTCACATTAAACATCTATAACCCTTTACAGAATTCGTTAGCAAATGTTGATACAAACTACGCTGCAATTTATGGTAATTGGCTAAAGACTTACAACGCTTTCTCAAATAATTATATTTGGGTTCCAGCTTCTGGTTATGCTGCTGCAACATATGCAAATTCTGATACAGCTACTCAGCCCTGGTATGCTCCAGCAGGATTAAATCGCGGACAGTTACAGAATGTAACTGATATAGCCTTTAATCCTAATCAAAAGCAGCGTGATTATCTCTATACAATTAGTGTTAACCCGATTGCGCTCTTTAGCGGTGAAGGATATGTATTGTTTGGTCAAAAGACATTACAAGCTTTACCATCTGCCTTTGATCGTATTAATGTACGTCGTTTGTTCTTAGTACTTGAACGTGCTACCAACAAGGCTTTAAAATACTTTGTATTTGAGCCTAATACAGTCTTTACACGTACACGTCTTGTAAACACAATTAACCCGTTATTTGATCTTGCTAAGAATACTCAAGGTTTATATGACTACTTGGTTGTCTGTGATCAGAGAAACAATCCTCCAGCTGTAATCGATAACAATCAATTAAACGTTGATATCTACATTAAGCCGGTTCGTGCTGCAGAGTTTATCTTAGTAAACTTCATAGCTACAACAACTAGCCAAAATTTCAACGAATTAATTTAATAAATATATAAAATTATGTCACAAAATATCGCCGACTTCTACACATCAATACAAGCTAATGACTTTGCAAGACAGTTTCAGTTCCGTGTCTTGCAATTAGCAAATATTACGTTTGATGATTCCTCACTCGTTTATATTGAAACAGCTAACTTACCCGGTCGTTCAATAAACAATATTCCAGTTCCCTTTATGGGTTTGAATTTTAACGTACCCGGTACTGCTAGTTACCCTGGATCGGATGCTTGGAGTGTTACATTCCGTTGTGATCAAAATTACAATATTAGAACAGCTTTAGAGAACGCTACTATCGCAACATTTGATGATAGTTCTTCAACAGGTTCTTATAACATCGCTACTCCTGCAAGTAACATTATCTTAGCACTTCTCGGTAAGGATGGATCATTTGTTCGTCAGTATACACTCTTCGGTGCGTACGTTGTATCATTAGAAGCTCTTACTTACAACTTAGGAGATAACGGAACAATTGTAACACAACCTGCAACACTTGCTTATCAGTATTGGAGAGTAACTGGTGGTACAAACCCTATAACAGGGTTTAGCGGACTACAAGCTTAATAGTTAGTTTTAGCAATAAGTAATATTGCTATATGCCAACTAACTCAGGTGATCAAAGTACAGGTGGTCAGATACCGTTTTTCTTAGAAAACGTTTTAAGTACTCCTGCTGGTGCCCTACCTAAAGGAGCTCAATGGGTATTAAGATTTATCGGAGATACACTCAGTACAACTGGTAAACCTGATTATAAAGGTATTTTACCTGTTAACGCTATTAAAGCAGGAGTAAGTTACGAACCTAATGCTTGGCAAATACAAAACGCTTTAGATATTGTTGTTAACAACGAAGCGTATCAAACAACAAAAGGTTGTATGTTTGCTCAAGCTGTACAAATACCTGGTGAAGGTAATCAAGTAAATGCTGAAGGTATAATGCAAAACGGCTTTATTAGAGGTACAGTCGGAGCAGGAAGGGAAGCATACAATGGTATGCAAATTGTATTCTTAGAAACAAATGTAAGCTTTGTAGACAACGTTATTAGACCGTGGACAATAGCTACATCTCATTTAGGTATGATAGCTAGAAAAGGAGATCTTAATTATCGCTGCACTATACAAGTTTGGAAATTAGGTGTAACAGATCCTTCTGTACCTCCAGTTATTTTACAAGAGTATTTATTTTACGGAGCATGTCCTATAACTATTGACGGTGAGGAATATAACTATTCTCAAACTAGTACTGCAATTAATCGTAATACAACATTTACAT